TTAGAGATTGACGTTGATTTCTTTCCCGGTTCTGAAGACGAACCGGATCTCGTTGGCTCCGATAACGGCGTGGTCGATGAGCGCTGTCCATTGGGATGGCTGGAAGTGCTGGATAGGCTGGTCGGCTAGCTGGGTGTAGGCGGTTTTGACCGCGGTGACCTTGGCGCTCTTGGCAGTAATCTCGGCATCGATGGCTTGTTTGTGCCCTAGCGTTTTCTGGTATTTAGCTTCTAACTGGGTGTATTTGGCGAGGTATTGGTCTTGGTCTTGCGCTACCCGCTGATTTTCTGCAACCAATGCTTCAATCTCGCTGGCAAGAGCACGAATCTTCTTGTCTAATCTCGCAGATTCTGCCTCAAGTTGGTCGGTGTTGAACATGGCCTCGATAACCTCAAGTAGGTGGCTTTGTCCGCGATATTGTTCAGCCAGCTGGTTTAGCGCAGCGAGGAACGCAGTCTGGATTTGTTCGTCACGCAAGGTGGTGGTCTGGCATGGCTGGGCGTGATCGTATTTTTGGTTGCATCTCCAGATGGTGTGTTTGTATTTAGTGTTTGATGCCCAGGTTTTGCGTCCGTACCAGGCACCGCAGTAGGCGCATTTTAGGCGGCTGGCAAACAGCCCGATTTTGGCGGTGTTGGCCGCGTGGCGGGTGGCGAGTTCGTATTGGACCTGGTCCCACACGGCTGGGTCAATGATCGGCTCGTGATTGCCGGTGACGTAATACTGCGGGACTTCACCTTCATTGACTTCAATGCGTTTGGTTAGAAAGTCAGCGGTGAACGTCTTCTGAAGCAAAGCGTCGCCTTTGTATTTCTCGTTGGACAAGATCGAGCGCACGGTTGAGGTGGACCAGTTGGTTTTACCTCGCGGAGTCAAAATACCGCGACGCTGTAGCTCGGCACGGATCTCGGTAATCGACGAGCCGTCTAGAAACAGCTGGTAGATCAAACGCACGGTCGGAGCTTGGGTCTCATCAATAGCTAGGTTACCTTCGGTGCCTTTCTTGTATCCCAGTAGTGAGGAGTATGGCACCATGACTTTTCCGTTTTGAAAGCGTTTGCGGTGTCCCCAGGTGACGTTCTCGCTGATGGAGCGGGATTCTTCCTGGGCGAGGCTGGACATGATGGTGATGAGTAGTTCGCCTTTAGAATCCAAGGTCCAAATGTTTTCTTTCTCAAAATACACCTCTACACCGGCTTCTTTTAGCTGGCGCACGGTGGTCAGCGAGTCGACAGTGTTACGGGCAAACCGTGACACAGACTTGGTGAGGATCAGGTCGATTTTGCCAGCCAACGCGTCGGCGATCATGGACTGGAAACCTTCACGGTGTTTGGTGGAAGTACCGCTAATGCCTTCGTCGGCATACATGCCAGCAAACACCCAATCAGCACGCGATTGGATGTGGACGGTGTAGTAGTCGATTTGGGCTTGATAGCTGGTGGCTTGTTCTTCCATATCGGTGGACACCCTTGCGTAGGCCGCCACCCGACGCTTGGGGCTAAAACCTGAAAGCGCGCTGTCATGGATGCGTGTCTTGGTTGCTGGTATCGCGGTAATCGTAGCCACTGTTATTCTCCGTCCAGCCGGGCCAGCGCAATGACTGTCTGGCGGTGATTGTCGTGGGTGAGTGTCAGCTGGTCTTTTGTGACGGTGATACAAGATAGGCGGGACATGATTTCTTCCTCATCCCACTTAGCCAGCGCGAGGATCTTGATGACTGCTTGTTTAAGGTGGGTTTCTTTGAGGTCTGGCCCGCAAGTATTACCTTTCCCGAGGCAGGCTCCCCAGCAACGCCAAATCTTGTAAGCACCAGCCTTTCGGTAGCGGGTTTTACGCTGATAATTTTTGCCACACGACGCACACTTGATCCTGGAAGTAAAACAGCCCGTGGTAAGCGACGGCGTGGCAGCAAGACCAAGCCTGCGGCGACGCGCTAACTCTGCTTGCACTTGTTGAAAGGTTTCCATATCGATGATGGCCGGGTGGCTGTCTTCAACCCAGTAGCGCTCCAACTCGCCAGTGTTCTTTACTTCCCGGTTGGTGCCGATTTGTGGGATGTAGGTTTTCTGTAGCATCTGGTTTCCGGTGTAGCGTTCGTTTTTGAGGATGCGGCGGGCAAGATTTGGCTCCAGAGGCTTACCTGTTAGGGAACGGAACCCTTCAGCATTGAGTTGGTCCACGATTTTCTCAGGTGACGTCCCTGCTAGGAAGTCGGTATAGATGCGCCGGATGGCTTCGGCCTCACGCTCGTGGATATGGAAGCGTTGTCCGTCCCAGCGGTAGCCGTAGAGCACGAATGAGTTCGTTTTGCCTTGTTTGAAGCCTTGCCTGATAGCCCACTTCACATTCGCTGACAGTGAGGCGGATTCTTCTTGGGCGAACGATGCCAGCAGTGTCAACAGTAGCTCGCCATCAGCGCTGGCAGTGTCGATATGTTCACGCTCGAACCGGATGGAAACACCCAAGTTTTTGAGTTCGCGCACGATACGCAGCAGATCGACAGTGTTGCGGGCGAGCCTGGAGATCGACTTGCACAACACAATATCCACCCCGCCATTCCTGGCTAGGTTCATCAGATCACTCAAGCCTTGACGGCCGCTGGTTTTAGTGCCGGTGATTCCCTCATCGGTGAACACGCCAGCGTAGGTCCAGCCGGGAGTGGACTGAATGAGACGCGAATAATAAGACACCTGGGTAGCGATAGAGGATAGTTGCCGCTCACTAGCTGTGGAAACCCGAGTGTATGCCGCGACATTCACCAGATTCACTCTGACCGGCCTTACCGGTGTTACCTGCTCGATCTTCGTCACTGTCCCTCCTCACTTATAAGCTGACTAGTGCTTGTGTCTATACACGCTCTAAACGCGCCATTTATCCAGTCAAAACCGATAATTTTCGCCGCTGATAAACCGGCCTGCACATCTCCGCCAACCGGGTGTAGAAAGCCTCGTGCTCGCTAGCAGTAATCACCCCGCTCGTCGCAAGGGCGGCAAGCATGTCGACATCCTGGATAAACCCGAGCTCACGAGTAAATACCGCGCCGTCTGCCAACTGATCAACAAAAGCAGCGGGCGGGGTCATTTGCGTCCGCCTCTGGTGCCAAAACGTGAACGTACATAGCAAGCGTGCGAGCAATACTGCTGACCAGGCTTATCAACAGCGTTGAAAGTTTGCCCGCAGGCTTGGCAAGTTTTCGGACGGTGTAGGCCTGCCCTCCAGGATTGATGCCGACACGCGCTACTACAGAATCTCGCACGAGGATCAACACTCGTTAGTTCTCGTCCACACCATCCGCACACCCGCTCCTGAGTCTCACCCTCAGCCGACAGGTTGTGTTTGGTGCAGTAGGCGCGCACCTGGTCGCGAGACATGCCACAGAAGTCTGCGATCTTCTTATACCCCCACCCGTTGGCGCGCAGATTAGTGATGCGTAGTTGGTCTAGTTGGTTCAAAGAAACTCACCATCCTCTCAACCAACTGCCGACCAAGGAGCATCTGTTAAATCCAAGTCAGCCATAAAACAAAAAAGGCCCCGCCACCACCTCCCAAACAGGGAGACGGCAGCGGGGCCAAAAGGAAAAATCGCAGATGCTGTTAGCTGAGTTTCTGGTTCACACGGGCCTGAACAGCATCGTAGAGACTGCCGAGTCTGCGACGGCGCTCGTCGCCGTTGCCGTATTCGCCACGGATCACTGCGTCAGCCAGAGCATCAATATTCAGGCCAAAGCTAGATCCTGCACCTAGCTTTTCATTCACCCTGCGCTGGACAGCGTCATATAAACCACCGAGGCGAGCACGGCGAGTATCCCCGTTACCATATTCACCTCGAATCACCGCATCAGCCAATGCGTCAATGTTCTGTGCAGTAGCCGCAGGAGTTGGTATCGCTACGGGCTTGTTTCCGGTCATTTGGTCATACCAGTACCCAGCTCGTGCCATGTAGGCTGTTCGCTGAGAACCGGCGATGGATGCTGGGCACTCGGTCGGGCTGAAATGACTGTGCCCGAAGATGTTCTTACCCCATTCGGGTCGCCCGAGCTTGTAGTAGACGCAGAGTGCTGCGACCAAGTGTGCACCGTTTTCTAAACACACGTCTGATATCCGCCACGGGCTATTGGAGGCGTCTGCGTGTTCGATACCGATGCTGGTGAGGTTGGCGTCCCAATTGCCAGCGTGCCAGGCAGTATCACCATCCCACACGAGCTGCCCAATAATGCCGGTACTTTCTACCTGGTAGTGTGCGCTGGCTTGGCGGGTTTGCCAGGTGTCGAAGCAGCCACGCACAGAGAGGTTTCCGGCGTTGTGGTGCAAGATGATCTTGTCGATCTGGCGGCCTTGGCGGCCTTTCGAGTAGTGCTTGTCGAGTAGCAGGTTGATGTCAGCATCTAAGGTGTTCCAATTCTTCATAAGGGGTTCCTCCAGTTTTCTGTTGTTTAGGGAATTGTGTAAATGATGAGTGCCAGCAGATAGATCAACGGAGCCAACATCCAAGAGAAGATGAGGCCAAGTAGCAGCCACACCCCAGCAATAAAAAGCGCTAATACACAGATAAGAATGAGCGCTTTGACGAATGCAGTCAGCCGGGGTTTCACGAATGCTCCAGCTCGTCTGATTCGGCACGACGCGGTTGGTAATTTGGCTTGGTGGTGTCGGTGCGGGGTGTGGGTACCGGATAGTTCACGCGAGTCGCGCTACCTGCCGGATCAGTAGACTTACTGTCAGCAACACCAGTAGTTTTTTCCTCTGGCTGAGTCTCGCCGCGTTGCTTGATCACGTCCAAAGCCTGGCGCAAACCATTCGGGATCGGCAGACCTAGCAGCCCTGCGTTTTCGAGGACGGAGATGCCTTCGTTGGATAGGTAGAAGAAAATCGTCGCAGTTCTCAAGACTCCGGGGGTGCCAAGAACATGCACGTCCAATAAGTGGGCGAGGCCGATGAGGGTGAAGATTAGGATTTTGCGGGCGATACCGCGAAACCCTACCGAGCTCGATAGTTTGTGGGCGTTGATAGCGGCGAGCACGCCGGTTAGATAGTCGATAACAGTGAATGCGACTATCGCGTATAGCAGGGAGTCAGTTCCACCGAGGAAGGCTCCTAGCCAAGCACCCATAGCGGTGATGACGCCTTGGATAGTGACCCAGATAGATTTAATGGACATGTCGAGTGGTTCCTTTCAAAAAGACAAAGAAAAACGCCCGACACAGGGTGTAGGGCGCATAAAAAATGCCCACCAAAACTGGCAGGCGTAAGTAGCTGGAGACTATAACCTTTGAGGTTATAGGTCTGGCAGGTTGGGGTTGGTAAGCACTTCTAAAATCGGCATTCTTAGATCGAGGTGCGCTTCACGCGGGCAGGCCGTCTCGCCTGATTTCTCGTCGGTAGGTTGTGCTGGTGGTGCTGGTGTGGGATCAGAGGGAATAGAAACAATCGGTTCTTCACTCATCGTCAGTCTCCTTGGCTAGTGCGTCAGCGACGGCGTCGTAAAGCACGTCGAAGGCCTCCGCTGCTTCTCCCGATAGTTCACCGTCATAGCCATCAAGCAGAGTTTTAATATCGGTTAGGTGACGGCCGTATGTGGGCCCGGAAACCTCGGCAGCACTATCGAATAATTCCTGGCGCAGGGCAAAAAATTCTTGCGCCTTTTCCGGGGTTGCGAGACTGAATGTTCCATCGGTATTGATGATGGGCTTGCCAGCATCGTCGAGGGTCGCGTATTGGCTGATTAGTTCGTATTCGTCGCCTCCGAAGCGCGTAGAAGCTTCACGTACCAGATGCAGTAGTTTGGTACGCGCACGTGAGGCGGCTGGCTTCAGCGACATGCCAGCCAGCAGTTCGGTGACCGCGGCGAGCTGATCATTGGGAAGAAGAATTTTCATGTTGGTTTCCTTTCATGCGAGATTGGTGGACATCTTCTGGTAGCCGGTGTTGTCGAAATAGGTCCAAGAGATGGAGCCATCGGCGCGGGAGGTGATTTTAGAAATCCAGCCTTGGTTCAAGAGCCCAAGTATTCCGTTAACGCGGTTCATCAAATCACCAACACGGTCGAATAATCTCGTCATGTTGTAGAACGAGCCATTGGTAACAACCATGACGTCATAGGTATGAAACACAACCTTCGACAAAGCGGTTGGCCCCACCCAGCCCGGATGCGTACCACGCCCCTGCAAAGACACGTCCTGCAAGGTGACATAGCGGTTTGCGCTGGTGTAGAACTTGTAACCGTTTGTGCGCAGATCAGAACCTAAATGAATGCCGGCTGAACCGTAAAACTTGCCTTTAGGATCCAACGTCAAACACGTGTAGAAGGTACCGTTCGCTTGTGTTTGGTATGTCCATGCCACGTAGTCGCCTTGGTTGGCTAATGACATAGAGATGCCTTGAATGTTTTCGTTGTTCTTTTTGCCACCACGCGACAGCTCACCGACGTAACGCTCGCCATACCAAAACTGCATACCCCGAGAACTAATTGTTCCCTCCAACCGGGAACCGTTATACCAAGAGATTTGAGTGGGGCTGATGCGAATATTCTGATTCCACCCCGCCAATCCAACCTGGATAGCATTAGCGGAAAGCTTGTCTGCCGTAATGGAACCCGCAGCGATCCGGTTGGCATCAAGCAGACCAGTGGTGATCTTGCTGGCATCTATGTAAGCAAGCTTCGCCGAGGTTATAGCCGCATCACGGATCATTACTGTTTGGATAAATCCGTTAGCAATCGTGAGCTTATCGCTAGTGATGCTCCCGGCGGCGATCCTGGCTGCTGCTAGGGTGCCGGTGGTTATTTTATCTGCTGACAGCTGAGAGATTTTAGCGTTTGTGATCGCCGCATCAGCAATCATCGCCGTGCCGATAATTCCGTTGTCGATAGTGGTCTGCCCAGTGATATGCACCCGTTTGCCGTCGATGAGGATGGTTTCAGGTGAAATGTTGATTTGGTTGATGACATCGCCTTTAGTCACGCGCAGGTTGATGTTGTTGCTCATCATGGCGATAGAGCCCCACACGTTTTGCAGGTTATCGCTCAGCGTAATCTTCAAACCCTCAACGCCCTCACTAGCTTGACTAGCAGTCTTGACCGCCTGGTCGGCTTGTTTGCGCGCTGCCGCAACATCACTGGCTGATTTCGCTACGCTGGCTTGGGCTTGCCCCGCCAAATCGCCAGCTTGTTTAGCGGCTTGTTTAGCCTGGGCAACCTCGGTTTTTGTTTTCTCTAACTCAGCACTCACCAGCGCATGGTTAAGGTCGGTGGCAAGACTGACCCATCCGGGCTGACCAGTATCAGTAACGCGGTAGATCCAGATTCCTACTTGCTCACCGTTGTCTTTAAACCACACATCCCCCAGCCTGGCTGATACCGGTTGGGTGGTGCCGTAGTGGTTGGTGTTCTTCCCATCCGCGCTAGCTAGCGCAATACTAGCTGCCTGCTGGGCTTGGCTAGCCTCGGCGCGAGCAGCGGTGATGGTGCGGGTGATGTCGGTGAATTTTGAGGCGGTGCTACCTAGCTCAATCGAAATGTATTCACCTGCGAGTGGGTCGAAGTCATAAGCAACAACCCTGGCGGTGAGTGCCACGTTGAGGTCATCGTGGCGGACGGTTACTGTGTCGCCTAGGGTCACGGTTTCTAGGTCGCAAAAACCCTCATATTCTTTCGTCGAAGCCAGATCCACAAACGAGATCTTGTAAGCGCAATGCGGTTGATCGACGTGACAACTAGAGAACTCAGCTTTCGCTAGTTCACGCAATCTCGCATGAGCCTGCGCAAGTGGCAGCTCATCCTCACGCGGTTTGTCCGCATCCTTAATGGCTTTGACCTGCCCATAACGGATGACCTTGATACGCGGCGCAACATAATCACCTATGCGCGGAGAATCCACGTACAGTTCAGGCAGGAGCAGACCGTCGTAACCAACCGGCAAAATTCGGGTAACTACGGTTGTGTAGTCCAGTGCAGATTCGTAGCCGGTGAGGTTTTTACGATCTCTGATCACCACACCGTTATCGTTGCCACGCCTGGGTGTGTGGTGGATGTGCCAGTTATCGAAAGTAAGCTCTCCGCCCCAACGGGAGATAAAACTGTTGTCTGCTTTGGTGTCGAGGATTGCGGCGGCTAGTGGTTGGCGCACTATTCGAGCTGAAGCTCGCGACACATTATCGGAGCTAGTGGCGGTAAAGCCGTGTGTGTTGTTGGCGGCATTGAGTAAGTGCTTGAGTGCATCAGCGGCGGTTTTGTTGACCACGTAGGTGTCGGCGATCAGGTTTGCTTCTAGGTCATAAAACACGTGATGAGCTGTCACCTCGAGCATTCCATCGAGCGTGGTGACCACCTCAGTAATGCGGAAACCCTGACGATCCTCCACGCTAGGTACGGGTGCTGCGACGATGTTCTCAAGACGCAGGTGCTTGGCTGCTGAACCATCAGCTGGGTAACTAAACGACAACATGAAGTGGCTGCCTAGTTCCTCGCTCACGACCGGGTCAATGATCTCGCGGTCAAGAACAGCCAAACCATTAGTGGTGAAGGTTTTAGCAACACGGTTGTGAACCGAAATCATAAGTTTTACTCCTTACTAGAGGGTGCGCCAGTTCCCATTAACCGCCACCTTCGCTAGGCCCGCACCGAGTTCTATGTGATTCTCACCGACGGCAAGCTGCGGAAAAAACCCGCTTAAAGCGTCGGTTTGGGTTTTTCCGCAAACGTGAGTGATCATGCGAGCCGAATCGAGCGTGATCTGATCTACTGGTGAGGAGACTTTGTAGCGCTGTCCATTGATCGTCAGCACCAGCTGCCCAGTGCCGAACAAGGTTATTTCTGGATCGGATGGCAGCAGGCCAGGGTTGATGATCGTTGCCGTGCTGGTGAGGGTGATCGGTTTTAGCCCTGTGGCGAGATAGGTGAACGGCTGGCAGGTGAGGTTGGCTTGGAACATGCCCCAAGAACCCATTTCCCGGGCAAGCGGCGACACCTCGACGTGCTTCAAATACCTGAACAAACCAGGCTCGCCACTAAACGAAATCGCCGAAGCATCCATCAATGCAAAACATGCTTGCCGGTAGGTTTCCGGACCACCCTGGACTGCTAGTGGCAGGCTGATTTCGGTGTCGGCCCAGCCAGCAAACCGGGTTAAAGAACCGGCGCGACCTGCCACCTCGATATCGTCCACCTGCCTAGTGGCGGCAGGGATTTCTAGTGGTGCGGTGAACCGCAGGCCGAGCTGCCTAGAGGTTGTCTTGTGGTCGAGAACAAACCCAAACACTTCTACACTCCCGCCAGTAGGTTGGATCGCCTTGATAGGCGTGAGAGTTGCTGATCGATACGGGGTGCGAGCTTGCCCACCAGGGTGCCGTCATTGAGCACCACCTGAACATCTAGGGCACCGAGAATCCGCCTCGCAGTGGTATCAACGATGCCCTCCACATCTACAGGCGAAGTCTTATTTGGTGATGGGTTGGCATCGGGGTGTCGAATGGCTGCTGGTGCCAGATCTACATTCGGTAGGTGCAAGTCCGTGTCGTTGATGTTGATTGGCACATCGATGCCCGCTGCGAGTTCGTCCATGGCACCCATGGTGTTTTTAGCCATGTCTTTTGCTGCGTCTGCTGCCTTATGGCCCTCACTGGTGATTGCTCCGGCTAGGCCTGCTACGAGCATGTCGCCGACCCATGCCATTTGTTTGGAGGGGCTGTGGATGCCGAAGAATCCGAGGATCCCATCCCAAATGCTAGATACCCAGCTAGAAACCCTGTCCCACAACCACCCGGCCAGCGACTGGATGCCCTGCCACAAACCAGAAACCAGGGAGGCACCAGCATTGATCATCTGGCCCACACCACCCAGAACAGCAGAAACAATCCCGCCAATGATCTGCGGGATAGCCGAGACAATCGTGCCAATAATCTGCGGTAGCGCACCAATAAGTGCCGTTAATAGCTGGATACCGGCCTGCACTAACTGCGGAATCGCACCAATCACGGCAGAGATTACCGCACCAATGATCTGCGGTAAGGCCGCGACAATCGTGGTGATGATCTGAGGTAAGGCACCAATCAGAGCAACAAACAACTGAATACCAGCCTGAATCAGCTGCGGGATCGCCCTCAAGACCCCGTTGATGACGGCTGTGATGATTTGCGGCAGGGCTGCCACTATTGCAGTGATGATTTCTGGCAGAGCGCTTACGAGGCTGGTGAGTAGTTGGATGCCGGTTTGGATGATCTGTGGGATAGCGCCCACAAGGAAATCCACCAGCCCCTGAATAATCTGCGGCAAAGCCTCAATCAACACAGGGATTGCCGCGATCAGGCCCTCAGCCAGGCCCGTGATGAGCTGCAACGCGGCGTCCAGGATCAGCGGTAGGTTATCCACTAAGCCTTGGATCATTGTTGTCAGCATCTCGACCGCCGCCGGAATCAACTGCGGCAGCGCCTCACCAATACCAGACACCAGCGTAGTAATGATCTGCACTGCAGCCTCAAGCAGCGAAGGTAGGGCTTCAATGATCGCCTCTACAAGTGCCACGATTAGGGTTACGGCGGTGTCGGCCAGGGACGGCAGCACCGCAATAATCCCCTCAAGCAGGCTGGTCAGTATTGTCATGCCGGTCTCAACTACTTGTGGGAGTTGTTCGGCGATAAATGCCAGTGCTTCTTTCAGGATCCCGCCGAAGGTGTCGATGAGTGCTGGTGCCCCGCCGGTCTCGAAGGCTTCTGTGAGTTCGTCGACCCAGCCGTTAACCATCGGCATCACCGTCCCGGCTAGCGCTGTGGTCAAGCCACCAGCCAGGAGTCCTTTGAGGTTTGCTACGCCGTCCTGCAAGGTTGCGAGCTGTCCGGAGAAGGTTTTAGATTGGGCGTCCATCGCACCATAAAACCGCCCACCCTCACTAGTGGCGCTGGCGAACGCGTCAGCAACCATATCCGCGGATATAGCGCCTTTACCCATCTCCTCTTTGAGTTCGCCGATACTCTTACCTGTCTTGCGGGAGATCTCTTCGAGGGGGTTGAAACCGGCGTTAATCATCTGATTGAGATCCTGACCAGTCAACTTACCGGTCGACGACATTTGAGCGAACGCCAGCGTGAGTGACTCAAACTTCTGCGCATCACCCTGTGAAATGTCGCCGAGCTGTTTGAGCCTGATCTGGGATTCTTCAGCGCTCATGCCGAACCCCATCAGAGTCTGGGTGCCCTTAGCCAGATCCTCCATGCCAAACGGAGTCCTGGCGGCTTCAAGTTTGAGGTTGTTGACTAGTTTTTGGGCTTTAGCCTGATCACCCAGCATCGTCGTGAAAGAGCTGGTGTATTGTTCCATGCGAGCGTTGTACTCCACCCCATCCTTCATGGCCGCCCCGAAGCCTTTAGCGATAGAACCGATGGCGTGCCCGATAGCCTTAACCCCACCAACGATTGCCTCGGCTGCGAGGTTAGCTTTCAACACGTCACCGAAAAGCCGGGTCTTGCCCGAGGTGTCGTCTATCTGCGAGCCCAATTCATCAACGGCGTTTTCTAGATGGGCAGTGTCTTTAGCGGCAGTCTTGGCATCATCACCGGCCCCATCGGCCTGGTCACCAAACTTCGCCAGCGCCTCATTGTTGTCTTTCAGCTCGCCCTCAAGGTCGTTCAAGGTGGCTTGAGCATTATTGAGCTGGATCCGCCAATTCTTCGTGCGCGAATCATTCTCCCCAAAAGAAGACGCAGCATTCTCAAGCGCAGACCGCAGGGTTTCGACCTTGGCCCGTTGCGCCTCGATCTCTTTGCCCAGCACCTGGTTACGAGACGTCAGTGCTGCGGCTGAGGAGTCGTTCTTATCGAACTGGGACGCGACCAGCTTCATCTCCGAGCCGAGTACCCGCATCTCACGGTTGATGTCGGTTATCGCGCGCTTAAACTCCCGCTCACCCTCCAAACCAATCTTCAAACCAAAAGACGAATCAGCCATGGGAGGGATCCTTTCATAAATAATGTCAAACACACTTGACGTAAAGCGTCTTTGACATTAGGGTGGTTGGTGTTAGAGCAGATCAGGAGAATGTATGGAGCCCATCATGGAAGAGGTAACTACCAAACGACCAGCGTGGGGGTATGTGCGCAAAACGAAGATTCCAGCGATCTTCCCGGCGGTGCCCGTAGGGGCGTTACTGGCGATTGGTGCCGCCGTGTTCCGGGTGGCGGCCAACCCGACTGGCCCGTACCGATGGGCGGCGGTGGCGATACTCGCAGCCTGTTTGGCCGGTCCTCTCATCGCCTTGGTGTGGATGCTAATCGTTGACCGCTCAAGTCTGCCGGGGGCGACCGCCCATCCAGAACAAGCCGTGGAGCATCACTGGCACTCGCTCGCAGCCACGAACACTTTCCTAATCACCATCGCAGCAGCAGGCATCGGCGCAGCAGTAACATCAGGTAACGTCTCATTCGTGTTGGCGGGAATTGTCGTGTTCGAATTCCTTGTCTATGGGGTTTCCTATTTGTGGGCGAAACACAGGTAAGTCGTGAAAAACAATCTCGTCACGCTCCGCAAACAGGCCGGCTGGTCACAAGAAAAACTCGCCGAACTACTCGGAGTCAGCCGCCAAACCGTGATCTCCATCGAAAAAGGCCGCTTCGACCCCTCCCTGCCCTTAGCCTTTACTATCGCGAAAACCTTCAACTGCAAGATAGAAGACATCTTCACCCCAGACGACGCCTAGACCCCATCAGGTAGCACATCATCAATAAACCAGATGCGTTTTGGCTGGGCTCTTCCGGTTTCGATGCGCCAGCAGTCCACCAGATCCAGCAGCTCACCAAACACGCACAGCTCGATCTCCGCGCGGGTGAGGTTTAGGTGGGCCAGTCCGATATAGGTCAGGCGGGTGAAGGCCGCCTCATCACTATCTAGGACTCGTCCTTGGTTTGGTCTTTTGGGGCCAGAGCCTCGGTCGCAATCGCGCGTCTTGTTCCTCGCTGTAGTGCTTCGCTGATTGCTGCCCGATAGTCAGCCAAATCAGCCGGCACCGTCAGCAACTCCACCGCATCCTCAGTCAGTTCAGTGCGTTGATCGTCCGTGTGGGTCAGGTTGTGAATCTGTACCGACTGGTTAGCCAACAAGGTGATCAGCCAAATCACCTCGCCCAACGACTTATCCACATCCTCGGAGGTTTCGAGGGCATCGCCTAGATGTTCGAGTCCGCCGTAACGTTGCGCAATCAACCGGGTCGCACGAGTCGTCAAGACCAGCTCGTAATCCTGGCCACCGATAGTTATGGTGGCGCTGCGAGACGAATCCGCCGCATTGGTTGTTGTGGTTTTCTTCCCCATAAATCCACCCTCCTTTTAGTGGCTTGCGGCACGGCTAGGCGTGGTGGCTGCGGCGGGTTCGTAAACCTGCTTATACCAACCGCTAATCGTTTCTGCCTTTACCCCGGATGCGCCTTCGGTGACCTCGGCCTTCCACGGATGACGACCATTGCTATCGGGTTTGTTACGCCGCAGGATCGTGCCCTCAATACTCGGAGTACTGAAAGTAATGGAGTCAGCTTTCGTCGCCAGGGTCGTGGCAGGTAGAGCAAACTTCACCCGGTACAGCCAAAAATACTGATACTTACCGTTAGAGCGCGCAGCCCTGAAACCGATAGCAACAGGTGTGCCGCCATCCTCAGAAGCACTAATGAGTACACCGTTAGCATCCAAGGTTGCACCGGTTAGTGCTGCAGCTGATTCTGATCCGAGGTCGTCCACGCCGAGGGTGAGGGTGCCGGATTTGAATTCCTTGACAATCTCACTTGCCCCGTCGTCGGCATACAAAATTGCCTCAGCCACCTCCACAGACAATTCTGCAGATATTGCTTTAGCGAGCGGTTTAGGAACGGCATAGGTTTCCTCACCGCTGGTGGGATCTTCGCTAATGCTCGCGTAGTAGAGCTTGTCTAAACCAATAGTTGCCAT